GTCGCTGGTGCCCATGCCCAAGTTCGCGAAACCGCTCTGCGTACTACAGGAGAACCAGAGTTGACATGCTGCCACGCTATCAATTTAATGGCGGTGTGACGCGGCTGAATCAACTTTCCGACTCTCTCACCAATGGCTTCAATGGTCGCGTCACAACTTCCTCGAAGCTTGCGGTGAGAGAGTTGGTTGTTTGGTGGAGTATGCCATGGCGAGAGTTTGTATGTGAAGTTTGCGGAAAACAGTTTAAGCGGTGCCGTGAAGCTGGCCGCTATTGCAGTAGTCGCTGTTACTACGAAGCGATGAAACATGGACCCGATTGTCCGCATTGGAAAGCCGGAAGGCACACAAAACAGGATGGCTACGTAGAATTGTGGGTGGCCCCTAAAACCACAATGCCCGAACACCGTTCCATCGTTGAGAAGGCACTTGGTCATCCTTTGCCTCCCGGCGCTGTTCCTCATCATTGGGACGAGAACAAAAGCAACAATACGCCATCGAATTTGGTCATCTGCCAAGATCATGCTTATCACATGCTGCTGCACGCTAGAAAGCGAAGGCTGGATGATACAGGGTCATTATCGTTGAAGCGCTGTTCTATTTGCCGCGAGGTGAATGCGTTGTCGGAATTTAACCGAAACAAAGGGAACACCGTTGACGGCCTGGCATCATCTTGCAGGCAATGCCAAAGCGCTGAAGGGCTTCGCTATTATTACGAGGCGCGAGCAAAAGGAAAATCATGGGCACTCCGACACAAGTAGAATGCCTTGAAGGGCCGGATTGCTGCCCAGTACCAGCGCCTCCGTTTTACACACAGGGGGTCACATTTTTGTCGGCGCAGACGGGCTTCGTGCTCGACTGTCCCCAAGGGTTCAGTTGTGACAGTGGTCGCTACCCACACAACATCGTAATTCCTGACGGCGCGATTCCTTACACGCCGCCGACCGGAGGCAACCCGCTACGCTTCACCTGCTGCGATGGCGTCGAGCTTGTGCGCTACTTGCCGCTGGGCTTCACGCAGGCGCAGTTCGACGCGGCCGCGCAAAGCATCGCCGATACCGCCGCCCAGCACCTCGCGCTCTGCGAAGCCGCCGCTTACAACGCGCAGCACGCCCGCCAGAACCCGAACTGCGTCATCTCCACGCCCGGCACGTTGCCCGAAGCCTTCTCCGGCACCGACTACTTGGCGACCTTGGAACAGTCCGGCGCACTCGCGCCCGTCGTGTGGACGGTGGTTGGCGGCACTTTGCCTGGTGGCTTGAGCCTGTCCGCTGATGGTGTCATTTCCGGTATGCCGATGGTGTCGGGGCTGTTCACGTTCGTTGCGCAAGCCACAGGCGCAGCCGAACCCGTCACAGGCAGGCGTCTTGTGTGCAAGCGCGTGTTCCGGCTCACCGTCTCGACTGACGTGCCCTGCGACCTCGGCGTCAGCGACAACACCAGCTTCGGCGACCGCGCCCTGAACACATTCGACTCCACCGCCACCGTTCAGTGGACGAGCCTGAAGATCGGCACCTACACCGTGCAATACGTCAGCGGCGGTGTCGCCTCCAACTTTCCGGTGCTCGGCTCCGGCCATTCGTCGCCGTGGCTGGTCAACCCGCAGTTCTTCGCCGGGCCGCCCGACAGCAACGCCCAGCTTGTCCATGACGGCACCACGCGCCTTGAACTGCCTTGGGGCAAGTGCGCCGAAGCCTCCTTGGCCGATCTCGAAGCCAACTTCGACGGCAACGCCGTGGGCTGTGGCACCGCAGGCGGGTTCTTGCCGCCACAGGGGCGCACCATCCAGTTCCAGAGCCTCGGCGCGACCATCTTCATCGACGTGCAGACCACCTGGGCACCCAATTCCGGCGCGTCCAACTGGAGGCTCACGCGCGTCCGCAAGCCCGCACTTGACTACCAGGCGATGCAGCTTCGCATCGTCAATCTCGCGTCGGTGCTTACCAGCCTGACGCCATTCTCCGGCTGCGCCGCTGGTGCTGGCACCCTTTGGGATGGCACCTTTCCGGCGTTCGAGCCGAACCTTAACTACGTCAATTACGAGTGGCGCGTCACCAGCGGCTTTGCGCCGTTCCAGCTCAATAGCGCGCTCCTCGACACGCCCGCCGCCGTTAAGGTCTATCACGACACCGCTGGCCAAGCGACGCCCACCGGATGTGCGTGGATTCTCGCCGTCACCTACCTCCACCCCGTCCAGGGCAACGTCGTCTCGTGGGTTGGCCTTGGCGGCGCTGGCTACGCGCCCGCTGGCACCTTCGTCTTATCCTCCGACGTGGTCGGCTGGACGATGTTCGGCAAGAAAACCGCGTGGCGAGTTGCCACGACCGTTGCGCTGCCAGCCAATACCCGCGTCCTAAATGTCCTCACCGCGAATGCCAACGGCGCGTTGCCTGCCATCGACGGCATCGCCTTGTCCGTCGCCGACCGCGTCTTGGTCAAGGACGAGGCGACGGGCGCAAACAACGGCAGCTACGTCGTCACCTCCCTTGGCAGTGGCGGTACGCCTTGGGTGCTTACGCGTTCCGCCGACCTCGATACCAGCGCCGAAATGTTGCGCGGCATCTTCGCCCCCGTCACCGACGGCCTCACGCTCGCCGGCTCCCACTTCCGCCTCGTCACCAACGGCGTCATCACGCTCAACGCGACCGCTCTGTCCTTTACCGCCATCGCGCCCACCATCGCCGTCGAGGAGTATTGACAGCGCCCGCCGTCCGCCTCATGCTGCCCGCGCTGGTCTCCCCGGCCAGCCGTCCTAAACTCGGGAACCTTGGTGAAAAGTGGGCGCTCGCGATTGCATACCGCGGGCGCTCTTTTGCTTTCCCTATTGCCATTCGCCTCAAATGGGCGCATTGGTTGTGCGATGCCCACCGATGACATCATCTTGCGAACCGCCGTCAGCCCCTTCCCGCCCGGCTATTGCCCAGCGTCGCAGCAACAGTTCGCCGACGACATCGCCGCGTCGCTCGAAGTGTTCTTCCCTGGTGAGTTCGCGCTTACCATCAAGAGTTCAAGCCAACCGACCGTCGAGCAGCGGTCGATGACGTGGAACAAAATTGACGCGTCCACTGGCCAGTCCGTTGGCTACTTCGAGTGGAACATCGTCGTCGGGCAGTGGACCAAGAACCATTGGCCCGGCGGCGTCATTCCCACCTTTGAGCGGCGCATTTTCGTCGGCACGCTGCTCCAGCTAGAGACCTATGACGGCGGTCAGAGCGGCACGGTGTCGCAATCGACCGGCCCCTTCTGGCAACAGGACACCGCTTTCACCGACAAGTGGCCCATCGGCGTTGGTGCCGTCGCCATCGCGCCGCTCACTGCCTTGGACGTGTTCGACGACGCTGCGCCCGGACCTCCGCAGGCCATCGGCGTTTACATCATCAAACCCACGACGCGTCTCTGGGACGTTGCAACATGACCTTCGGCGAACTTCGACAAACGCGGGCGTCAGACGTAGTGGGCGTCTGCTCGAACAAGGAGACGTTTCGCGCCCTGACCAATGAGGCCACCTCTCGGCTGATGACGAGGGGGAACTTTTGGGCGACCGTCACGAAGCTGCGCACCTGCGTCCGGTGCCGCGCCATCGTATGGCCTCGCGCCGTTGACACCGTGCTCGCGACCAACATTTGCGGCACGCCTGTCGCAAACAGCGGTTACTGGTATCAATTCCTTCCGATGAACGGTGCGGACTTCGGCAGCTTGCGCGGCTGGGGCACATTCGGCGCAGGTGGCATCGGGCGCGGTAGCTGCGGCAACGTTGTCATCCTGCACGACGGACCTGTGCCGGTGCAGGCGCAGTTGACGTGCGGCAACCCGCGTTACATTCGCGCCTTCGCCTCCTATCAAGCTGACCTCGGCAAGCATATCATCATCTTTGGCATCGACGATAACGGGCAAGTCATAATGACGAAGCGGGATGACGGCACATGGCAGCCCGGCGTCCAGCTCACGCTCGCGTCGCCCTTCGTCGGCACGCCCTTCCTTGTGGGCGAAGTGACCCGCGTGCTTAAGGACGCGACGATGGGTCCGGTGCGTCTCTATGCCTATGACGCCGTCCACGACGTAATGGAGGACATGGCTTACTACGCGCCTAGCGAACGGTCGCCCGCCTTCTTGCACAGCACCATTCGCGGTCTGCGACGCGTCACGCTCGCAGGCGTCTCCAATTGCAACGGCCTCACCAGTATCGAGGCGCTCGTCAAGCTGCGCTTCATCGCCGTCGAGACCGACGACGACGAGGTGCTCATTCCGAATTGGACCGCGCTCAAGCTGATGATGTTGTCCATTCGCGCCGAGGACGCAGGCAGCACCAGCGAAGCGCTCGCGCTACAGGCGCGCTCTGTCCACGAACTGAACCTTGAGCTTCGGTTGCATGTGCCCGAGGACCAAATTCCCATTGCCATCGAGCCGTTCGGCAGCGCGACGCCCCGCAGCGTCGGGGTCGGTTGCCTCGTTTAGCCTATGCCACGTTCATCCAGCACACGCACCGGAGACTTCAACTTCACGCCGTTGCCATTCACAGGCGGGACGCCGCCCTTCAACCTCAACGCCGCGCCACGCACCGGCCAAGGCCCGTTTGGGCTTGTGCCAGGAGCCATTGGCCTGCCGAACGTTTACAATGACGTGGCGGGCGCTTTCCCCGGCTTGAGCGACAACCTCGGCAAGCTGTCGGCGACCATCGGCAGCGAGTTGTCAGGCGAACTCGACCCGGAGACAATCGCCATGCTCCAGAACACGGCCGCGCAGTTCGGCATTGGCGCAGGCGTTCCGCTCAGCCCGTTCGTGGGTGCCAAGGGGCTGCGCCAGCTCGGGCTAACAGCCGAGGCGCAGAAATCCAAGGGCGCGGCTGACCTTCTCGCAGCGCTGCCGACCGTGGCGAAGACGCTGACGGTGTCGCCCGAGACGCAGCTTGACGTGGCCAATCGCAACGCGACCTTCAACGCCGCACCCGATCCGCAGGCCGCAGCACGCGAAGCCGAGCGCCTGTTCAACGCGTACTTGGCCAAGACGCAGCGCGGCGGCGGTGGTGGCATTTCTTATGGCGGTGGTGGCGGTGGCGCGCCGCGCAACCTGAATGCGCCCGCCAACTTCAACGCCGGTCCGTGGGCACCGTTCTCCGGCGACAGCGTGTGGGGCAGCATACCCACGACGCCTTACTATGCGGGCACTGGCATCAATTGGGGTGCTCAAGGCGGTGCGCCACAAGACTTGTGGAGCGGCACGCGTGGTGGCTTCCCCGGACCCGAAGGCGGCTCCTACGCGACACCGGGCGGCGGTGGCTTTATGGACTGGTTTAACGACCCGTTCATCGGCGGCGGTGCGGGCGCAGGCTTCGCTGGTGGCAACTGGGGCGATGACATGGCGTTGCAGCCCATCTATCCTGACTTCCCTGAGTGGGACTTCTGACGCATGGCATTGTCAACGTCATTACCGTGGCTCGACATCACGCCGAACCTGTTCTCGCAGGCGCTTCAAGCTGGGGCGCATGTCGGCCTCGCGCTGAGCGACCAGAGCCTTCGAGCGCAGGCGATGGCGCAGGCGCAGCTAGAGCGACAAGCGCAGGCTCAGGAACGCGCTGACGTGCAAGCCGAGCGCCAGCGCGAGTTCGAGGAGACGCGATTGCTCAACGTGCAGAAGATTGCCCAGGACGCCCAAGCCTTGGCACAAAAGCAGGCTTACGAGAACGCCCGAGAATCGCGCCTGTTCAAGTCTGCCCAAGCCAGGCTCGCCGTTGATTGGGCCAGAGCCGACACGGCGGAAAAGCGGCAGGAAGCGCTCGACAAGTTGGCTACGTCTCGGCTCGACCAGCAGAAAACCGCTCTGGCCCTGCGCACCAAGCATTACAACGAACTTGAGCAGCACAACCGCGACATGCTGGACTTTCAGCGGGAAAAGGCGGCGAAGGAGAAAGCGCCCACCGTCGTCAAGAACGTGTATGACCCCGCCAATCCATTCGTCGCCATTGGCAGTGTGCGCGGCACGCTCGACCAAGTCGGAATGCCCGGCGAAGTTGATAACAGTGCGGTGCTGCCCATACCCGCCACGAAAGAAGAACTCGTCAAAGGTAAGCGATACCGCGACCGGCAGAATCGCGTGTTGGAGTGGGACGGCGAGAACTTCTTGGACTATTCACAGTGATCCGCAATGCCCAAGACGCTCAGTTTCGAGGAAGTAACGCGGCCCCGTAAGATTAGCTTCGAGGACGCGCAGAACCCGTTGCTACCGTTGCCGCCCATTTCGCAATACTACGCGACGCATCCCGACGACGGTGGTATATCGTTTCAGCAGCCCGCGTTGGAATTGTTAGCCCCTGACGACTTTCCCGGTCCCGCTGGCATCCCGCGCATC